ATGATGTGGCTAGGCGTGTTTGTGCTGCTTCATCTTCAATGGCAGCCTTGACACCATCGATGGCTAACTTGCCAGCATAGGCTGCTGCTGCTGCGCCTGCTGCTGCGAAGGCTAAGCCTGCTATCTTGCCGAAGTTACCTAACTTAGTTCCAAAGCCATCTACATCATCTGCGCCTTGATTGAGTTTCTTCTTGAGGTCATCGACATCTGCAAGGATGGAGAGCTTGAGGGTTCTATTACCAGCCATTAGTCATACTCCTTCAGAATGCGATCGAATGCCGCTTCCCATTGCGTTACGAGTTCTGGCTGGATCTCTCTCAGAGTTGAGTAGATGAAGTAGCCTGAATTGCCACGACCTAGTACAGGTGTGCGATTAGGGAATTGCTTAAAGCGATTAGAGCCGAATTCCATACCGTAGAGAAGGTCGCGGGTAGTTCCTCCACCAGAGAATTTCTGAGAAGCGAACCCATAAGAGAATTCACCGATCTTAGATGACTTAGATATCTTCACACCGCCAGCGATTCTTTGTGCTGCGATTGGTGAGACACTTCGAGTAGCTGCTTTATCTTTAATCTTGGCAGCAGCGAATTCAGCCAATGCGGATGATTCCTTCTTGGCTTCTGCTATCGCCTGCTCAGACATAGCCTTGAATGCTGAAGTGATTGCTCGGAGTTCGCGGCGATCATAACTGATTCCCTCAGTTGCCATTTCTCTCCTTAATTACTTCGATTGCTGTTAGTACATCCTCTGCGCTCTGCCATTCACTCATAGCGATTCCTGTGGCAATAGCCACTTCAATTAGGAGTCGGCTTATGCTTCCTGGCTCGTGGCTTTTGGGTTTGATATACCAGTCTCAAAGTCTGCAACGGTATCCATCCAAGCCTCGAAAGGTTTAACAGGCTGACCACCAGCTTCACGCTTGAGCGTGTTATACGCCATGAATAGAATGTCCCAGACTCCTGCGACTTCATTCCATTGTGTTGCTGGGTGACCAGTCTGCTTCTCCCATTTAGCCCACTCTGGTGGCTGCGCTACTAAGAGCTGCTGCTCACCTGAGTTGTATGTAATTGTGATTGGTAACTTCATTGTTTGCTCCCGTTGTTTGTTATTAACTAATTGTTAATGTTGGCTTTGCTGTGCATTGTAGCGTGAACGATACTGTCTGAGCATCCTTACCAGCACCGTTGGCTGTTGGGAATGATGGGTACAGATTGCCGGTGAATACTGCTCCGGTCGCTGCTGTGAATGTGTAAGCCAATGCTGTGTCTGGTGATGCTGATGCAGCAGCCCATAGAAGCTCGCAGATTGAGAAGTTAGACGGTGATGCAGTTGATGCGCCCCAGTCTGCTAGTAGTTCCATTGTCATGGTTGCATCTGAATCGATTGACTTGAATACGCGACCGTCTAGGGTCTCGTATGCTTGACGATCTAATGTTGTTTCGAGGCTAACGCTGAGAGCTTGCATATCGTAATTCTTCGAGTCGATAGTCAAGGTCATATCACGCCCTGTTATAACTGTTGTTGGCACTTGTTGCTCCTTATGATTGGGTGTAGTAAGTAGCGACACGAATGTCTGCCACGAGCAGTTGCCCTGCTCCTACTGTTGTGACGGTTGGTCTATCGACCGCAGTCAGCTCGTATCCTGCTGGGATTAGGCTGACTACACTTGTTATGAGTTGCTCGAGATTGTCGAGGCTGGCTGGATTGCTGTTATAAGCAACGCAGCATGTGATGGTTAAATTAATCTTTGACTTGAATGTGGAATTGCTACCGATTGTCAAGAATTCGAGGTACGGTGAATCTGGGACGATTATTACTGCTGGAGCAGGAATTGATTCTGGCGGATAGGCAAATAGATTAGCTGCGACTCCTGTGAGTGCTGTGACTAATGGCTGACGGACTTGGGAAAGGATTGTCATTGAGCAATACTTCCAACATCAACAATCGAACCTAGTAAGCCTGATACACGATTGTAAAGTGAGCGACCCATGCGGAATGGTGTTGGAGCAAAGTCCACTCCCTCGATCTGTCCACCGGGAGCAGTACGAGATTGGAAGATTTCTACTGAAACTACTGTGACGGCTGTCTCTACTGCGCTGTTGCCTACATAAGTGGTTGCGCCTGTAAGAGTTGCTAGTCCAGATGGGATTACATTCTTTGAGATGACATCTGCGTTAGTGATTGCAGCTGAGAACGCATCATCATTTAGAAGTGATGTAGTGATTGTGCGAGTGCCATTGAATGGTGTTCCGCATCCTGAGATGACTACGGATTGACCTTCACCGAAAGGATTAAGACCTACTGTTGAGAAGTAAGCAACATTGTCCACGAGAGAAACTGCATCGATCGGGACTGAATACGAAGTAAGCAGCGGAAGGATTACGGCTTCTGCTGTGTCAATAATATCATCTAGTACTGAGTCTGAATATAAAGAGGTCGAAACGCCAAGCACGGTTCGTAGCTGGGTGGCGGTGATAATAGTTGGCATTTCGATCCTCTCTATACTGCTGGTGGGGAGATCGGGAGCAACCTCCCCACCATGATTAGTTGGTAGTTCTTATGTAAGGTTGAAGCGGCGCACTCCGCCACCGAAGATCGGTGCGATTGCGTAGTAACCGTACATAGCAACCTGAAGCTGTCCGTTGGCTAGTGCCTGAACCTGCAAGGTTGTTGTTGGTGATTCGTAGTAACGGAATGAATCTGGAGCAACGATAAACGCTGACTCATCGATCAATGTTGTTACTGACATGTGTGGATCAACTGCAAGGTTAAGTCCTAGAACCTGACCTGTGATTGATTGTCCTGAAACAGCACCCGGAGCGTTTGATGGCTGAGCTGCTGTGAATAGTGGACGATTTGTTGTGTCATCTGCACCGAGGATGGTCTCCCACCAGTTTGTGTTAGCAACAAGGTTAGTTGCGAACTTGCCTGATGCTGCATACGCTGCTGGAACTTCCTTAGCAATGAATGCCTTGAGTCCTGCGATTGTTGCAGCCTGTGTTGATGCTGCTGTACCTGATGCAGTAAATGCTGCGACCATTGCTGTGTCTGTGTACTTAGAGTAAGCATCTGCCAACTCACGCATCAACTGATCGTAGAATACTGGTGATGAACGATCTAGCAATTCCCATGAAATTGTCTGGATTCCTGCTGCCTTCTTAACATCAACTGTGATGTATGTTGAAGCCATTTCAGTACCACCGAGTGCACCGTTTTCGGCTTCGATTGTTACTGTTGGAGCAGTTGAAATCTTAGGCAATGTGAATGACATGCCTGATGCTGGAAGTACGCCACGAGAGACTGCATCAACCGCTGGACGACCAGAGATTGTGTTAGTAGCAAACTCGTTTAGGTGTGGTGCAAGAGTTAGACCAGTATTTGTGCTGGTGTCATCTGCTGCCTTGACATATTGGCGTGAATCTTCATCGCCTAGTGATGCCTTGATTGTGTGCTCGAGGTATGAACCTGCTGAGACGATTGGTGAACGTGGTGATGTGTAGAATGCTGGACGTGGAGCCGCAGCTTCTACCTTGTGAGCTTCTACCGCTTCAGTTACGGCAGGAGTTTCTGGAACGGTAGTGTCTGGCACTTGTTCTCCTTCTGGTTGAACTTCTGAAACGGTTGTCTCAGAAACTTGTGCATCTTCTGATGCTGCTACTTCAGCAACTCGCGCTGAGTCGATTGCTGGATCGGTTACGAGTGATGTCTCCATGATGCGAGAAGCTGAGATGACCATAACGCCATCTTTGTTATCCCAAGCATCTACCTTGACACCTACTGAGAAGCCATCGCGTAATCCATCTGCTGCTTCAACTAGAGAATCCTCTCCAGCCATTGTGTTAGCGATCTTGAATACTGCATCGATACCTGAATCGGTGATCTCGTATGAAAGAAGTTTTCCGATTGGACGAGTGCGATCATGCTCTAAGAGCAGCTTCACATTCTTGTTAAACTTGATTGAGTCAGCACCGAATACTGTTGGACCAGCAGAAGTGTTGCCCTGCTCTCCCCATGTAACGATGCGACCAGAGATGGTGCGAGCATTTGAGTCTGCTGCTGTTAGTGTAATTGGGACTTCGATCTTCATCGGATTAAGTCCTCCTCCTCTTGAATCTGCTCTACTGACATTGCGCCAATAGTGTTTAAAATTTGATAAACCTGTGCGCGTTCTAATGCGTTACCACGAAGGAAGTCATCTAGATCGAATCGGACTTCTGTGGTGCTTGGTGAGATGTCCGGTAGTGATAGTCGTTCTTCAATAGCCGAAAGAATCGGACGAAGTGAGAAGTCCACGAGTGATCTGCGTTCTGAAGTGGCGTTGGAGTATGTCATCGAGGTTGTCTCAGCGGAAAGGAAGTACGCTGGAATGCCTGCTGCGCGAGCAACTTCCAACGCCACATATTGACGAGCTTCTACTAGCTGGAGTGACTTAGGATCGAAACCTACTGACTGCATTTCAACATCTGCATTTAAGAATGCTGTTGATCGAGTAGCGCGAGCACCACGCCATGCTTCAAGCAATTTAGCAATGCGCTCTGAAGTAAGGTTTGTGCCATTTGACTTTAATACCATTGATGGGACTGGTTCTTTTGCGTAGTTGAGTGCAGCCTTCTCGAGTTCTACTGCTGCTGCAACTGTGCGACCTGATCGGGTTAAGAAACCCTCATCGTACCCATCAAACCTAATGATGCTTCCAATACCTGCGATTGGAGCCATAACACCATCGACCAAGTAACCATCGATTGCTGTCATATTGTTATTAAACTTTTGTGTGACACGCTTTGGATCAATGCGAGTCCATGCGCGAACGCGACCATCTTCTGCATAAGCATCTAGGACGAGACCGAAGCCAACGCCATACATCCAAATATCTTCAGCGAGCCAGTTATAAACTACGAAGCCAGAGACTCGTGGATCGGGTTGATTGATAACTCTTAGTGGCTCGACATGCGCCCCGGTAATGCGATTGTATTGCTCGAGAGGTAACGATCCGATTGTTCCGCAGATAATGTTACGAGCTCGAGATACTGCTGGTACTGACATCGCTGTTGCGCGATCGATTGCAGTAGGAGCATTCAACGCACCATACAAAGATGATGAAAGATTGAATGGAGTGAGCGAAGCCTCGACATCTACAGTCTTTTGGACCGGAGCCGATTTTGCAAATAAATCGAAGAATCCCATTAGACAAACTATACCATAAATGTCTAACAATTTGACAAATTAGGTAAAAGTGTCTAAGTGTCTAGGCAGACAAAAACCCTTCAGAATGCAAGAACTGAAGGGCTTTTGTCCATTGATGGCGAATCAAGTGGGTTTAATTTAACATCAACCTATGACAATGTCATCTTCTGAGTCTGGGCGTGTCGCGAAGTGGGAAACCATAGCCATTCCGACTGCAGCGCAAATTGTGGAATTTGAGACCTTTCGTCCAAGGTACCAGCCACCATCCTTGAAAGGTAATTTAACAGCTGAGAGGACTTGCTTTGTAAGCTCTTCCTGATTGGTGTGAACCAGTCTTTGAGAGGTAATAGCCGAGAGCATTTCATCGCAGGCTTGTCCATAGACTGCACCATCGATCGGAGTCGTTGGAATGCCAGCGGGTGCAAGCCTTGCTGCTACTGCCCCGGCAGTTTGGCGAGAATATGCAACAGTCTCGACCGAGTATTTACGCACCCAGTCAGCGATTGAGTTAGCCATCTGCTTGTCATCAAGATTGACCGGATTGGCATAAGTGTCCAGAAGTACGACCAAGAATTTGTCATTAGGTAACCGCTGAGCGGCAAGTAATGCTCCTGCCCTGCGATCTGGACTGAGGTCAATAGCCATCCAAGTCGTTGCCTCCTTGTCGAGCTTGGCTTTAGGAGATAGACATGAAGCCCAAGATGAAGGATTGATGGCTGGATTGATCTGAGATACCCATTGGCAAAGTAACTCGGTACGGACGATTGATTCGTCATCCATCATGGCAGCTTCTAGATTCTCAATGGAGATTGTGTGACCTAGTGACGGATTGGCTTGAGCCCACGCATCCCGATCATCGATCTTGCACCCGGGTTCAGCACTCCACTCGAACCAGCCGATCTTGTCATCTGCACCACTAGCTGCTGCGACTCCACGATCTCTAAGTCTATTGAGGATTACTGAATGCTGATCTCCAGCGTTAGAGAAGATTAAAGTCTGTGGATTAGGCGTTGCCATCTGGGTATATCTAAGCGATGACCAGACTTCATCATCATGGAATTCTCTAACCTCATCCATGTACACGGTATCTGGTGCAGCAATACCACGAGAGGCTGAGTTATTGGCGCGGACGAGGTAACGCTCCCCGGTATTTAACTTAATCTCTTGAGAACCCTTTGATTCATACTTCTTTCCAAAGCGATCTTCCAGATGAGCGAAGGAATGGATCGTGTCATCGATCTTCCAGAAGATTTCAGATGAGGTTGTGAGTTTGTGAGCTGTGTGGACCTGTAATTTCTGCTCTAAGGCGTACATTCTCCATAGAATCATCAGCTGCATGAAGGTAGATTTACCATTCTGACGGCTGATAATCACGCCAACTTCCTTGAAATACCACTTGTCATTCTCGGTAACTTTGCAGATTTCATGAGCCAAAAACTGTTGCCACGGAAGCAGATTTACACCAACTGACTCGCAGAATTCGATGAATTGGATGCCATAACTAGGCAAATCTGGTGATTTAGTCCATATACGGGGTTCTATCACACCACGGTAAGCCTTCTGAGGCGGTTCTAAGCCCTTTTGAGCCTGTTTAGGCATCTTATGACCTATTCATCCTGATAGTGGCTTATTTGGTCATTTTGCGGGGTAAATGAACCAAGGAGGGTCATGGGTGTTGGAGCACTATCAAAAAGCCTACCCCCCTTAGAGAAGTTACACGCACGACAGAGACATTGTAAGTTGCTATCGATATCTGAGCCTCCGAGTTTACGTGGGACTATATGGTCCACAGTATCTCCTTCTAACCCACATCGTTGGCATGTATGTTGATCTCTTCTTAGTATGCGTTCTCTTATCTTACGCCATTGATAACTACTACCATTAGATAGTGCACTCTTCTTCAATGCCAGCCCTTATCCTTGAAGTGTTGCCATGCTATGCAAGGCTCACCATATCTATGACCTATGTAGTCTAAGCCCCATTGTACCTGCTCATAGCCATTAAGTGTGGATAGATAGACTGATCTACCTTGTGGTATTCCATAGTGTGATCCATTAACTGCATCTGGATTCCATGCAGACTCTTTACCATATAGAGCTGCTAAGCATTTATATTCTTTGAGGTTATAACCTAATTGATGATAAGCAAACTCTTTATAAGATACATATTGCATTGGTTTAGATCCACCTGCTTCAGGTACGAAGCATAGAGCTATCCCAATAGCTACTAGCACCCCGCGAGCTACAGCCCTACCGGGCTCGCGGTGAGCCCCTGAAGGGCTCTGCGCCGTTAGCGTACCATCGATGTCAAATCTATTTGTAAAAGCCCTGCTCAGA